CCCGGGCACCGCGTGCCAATCGTGTGGACCCGATGGCATCGTGCCACCGGGCGTCGGTCCCGCCATCCACGGTCACCGTCCTTGTCCCGGGTCGCACTTCATCAGGGCGCGGATCTGTTGCGCCTGATCGGCTAACCTCGCGTTTTGTTGCTGGACCAACGCGGTCAGGACCGAGACGCGGTCAAGAGCTCGATGCACCAGCTCACGCGTGGTCGTGAGGTCCGCTTGCACGGACGACAGATGCGCCTCTTGCTCGACGTAATCGGCGTACAACAGCCCGAGCAGATCCGGCGTGGATGGCTCGAGCGTTGAGGATCGAACAGTCAGCTGGACCGGCGGCAGGCCCCACAGAATATCGTCGGAATAGAAGTCGTCCGCCATCAGTCAATCCGTCGATCGCGCCACGCGTCACTGATCCAGCGATCCGAGACGCGGTTGATCGGCACGTGCCAGTCGTGCCACCAGCGACTCAACGCCAGCAGCCAGCGGGTCACGAGGCTTTCTCGTCCACTTTCTTCACCGCTCGCGGTTTGGCACGTTTGACCGTCCGCTGTTCTCGCAGTCGGTCAATGATGTCCTTCGTGCTCTCCACCGCGCGTTGGTGCATTTCCAGTTCAAGCTCGTACTGTCGAATGACCTTGTCGAGCGCGCTCTGCTTCGCCATTACGCCGCCTCTTTAAATTTCAACAGAAGATCCCCATTGAGATACGGCTTCCCGTTCACCGTGAACATTTGCGCCGCCGTCCCCACGACGTGGAGACGAACCCCACGCCCATGTAACCGTTGATGATCCCGAAGACACACCCAAATCCCGTTCCGCACATCGACCCTGACCGCCTTGTCGGCGCGCCCTTTGAGGTGGTGGGCTTCGCCGCGCTTTGGGACACGGTCGAGGGTGGTGAGGGTGCGGACGCCGCAGACCCGACAACAGCCCTGGTCGCGAGCCTTGACGTCTTTGGCCCACTGGAGGAGGTGCTTCGCGTCGTCTTTCCCATCGGCGACTTTCTGATCGAGTCGGGTCTGCGTCGACTTCCAATTCGGCCGCGACGCACGGTCTGCTTGAACTTCGGCGAGCGTGGGCAACTGTCTCAGTGCAGTCATAAAGGCAAAGTGTGTATCTGGCAACCGCCCGCTTCAGACTTTCAGGCGGCGGCCTGTTGGCGCGACCGGAGATACCCGTCCAGGCCCTTCGCCGTCACGTACTCGACAAACCGCCCAAGCAACCGACCACAGTCCTCGTGCAATGCGGCGTACGGATACAGATCAAAGCTGTGAATCGCTTTCACCTCGACCACGCTGTTGCCGTGGTCGTCGAGCTCGAAGACGTGATAGGTAATCCGCGACGGCTCGAAAATATCCGTCATGAACCGCCACTGGCAGGAATCGGCGTACTTGTCGAAATCGAAGGTCGAACTCGTGGTTTTGAACTCGCTCAGATGCGCGCCGAGTAAATGATCAGCTTTAGCCACCACGTCATGCGGGCCGTAGGCTTTCGTAGCCTTGGCTTCAAAGACGCCGCGCCGATCGATGAGGGCGAGCGCCGGCGCCATCGTCGCGTCGGAAAAGGCATAGTCGTGGTGGTGAAAGCCCCCGGGCACTTCGTAGCTGTCGGGATCCTCGAGCACCTCGCCGAACGCCTTCCCGAGCAGGACCGCTGGCGTCGGCACGAACTTGCCGCAGATGGTGTCGATCAAGGACTGCTCGGTCATCCACTCCTGATCGGGCTGCATGAACAGGCGGAACGATTCGAGCGTCGTCGTGCTGATTCTCACGCCGTCCGCTCCACCGGCTGCGGCAGACTGAAGGCTTTCGCCGCCGGACTCCAGACCAACCCGAGTGCCTTCGCGCGGTCGTTCAACAGCTTCTTCACCTGCGGCGCCGTGGTCGCGTTCAACTTGGACACTTCCGGAATGGCCGCGTTGATCTCCTCCGGCGCCTGGAACGTGTCGATCGCCGTGCGCCAGTCGTCCACCGCGGCGGCCACCTTCGCGCTCTGGCCGGAGATCGCCCCGAGCGCGGCCCGCCCGGTGACGATCAAATCCGCGAGCACGGTCTGCGCTTTGGCGACTGGCGGCACGGTGAGCGGCGCCCAGCCCGCCGGGTTCTTCCCGATCCATTTGTCGGTCGGATTGAAATCGAGCACCCGCTGCTTCCCGCTCATCGCGAGATACCCGACGAAGTCGGACACCTTCATGACTTCGGCATACGAACCACCGGTGATGTCCGGCCGCACGCTCTTGCTGTCGGCGTCGCCTTCTTCTTTGTCATGGGCGATGAGCACGACGTCTTTGCCGAGTGTCCGTAGCAGCGCAATCCAGAGCCGGAAGCGCGCTTTGAGGACGCCGTAGCCCTGGAGGCTGAGATTGCCGTCCCGCCCGAGTTTCGGATTGCCGGCGATGATGTCGGTCGACATCAGATCGAGGCAGCGGCCCACGGTGTCCACGACGATCGTCTGATACGGTGCGAGCGCCTCGACATGCTCGGTCAGTTCCGTGACGTCGGCCCACGTCCCAATCTGCAAGGTATCGCGCCGGTTCGCCGCCCGATGGGCGCCATTGTCGAAATCGAGGAGGAGCGGATCAGCGGCGGAATACCCGAGGGACGACTTCCCGATCCCCGGCTGGCCGAAGATCATGAACACCGGATGCTGAACTTCGATCGCGTCGGTCGACTTGATAATCTTCACGAATGCAGTCCTTTCGCGGGGTGGTCGACACGGGTTCTGTTCCAGGCCGCGGCCACTGGCACGCGTCCCAATAGTCACAATCGCTCTCAGCGCTCCATCGGCTCATCGTCTGGTCCCCGGCTCGTGGATCGCCACCGCTGTCATTCCGCACCGTTGGTCGCGATGAAGTGATCGATCCGCTCCGCCGCGATCTGCGCTTTCTCGGCGCACGATTGAGCATCCTCGTACGCATCGATAAATCGATCAGGCCAATGATCTGACAGGAACAAGCGACTCCGTTCTGTTCTGTCGTCCAAGCTGTCATCAGCGACGTCAGCACTGAGATCCAAGAGGCGTGCGGCAACCACGTCTGGATTGCGTCCATCTTCGAGAGCCTGATAGCAGGCGTCTTCGTCAGGGTTCGCAATCTTGAGCCCATTTAATACGAGCGCCCATCCGCCAATACAGTGCGCCGTTCCGCAGCTCCACGTATCCATGCGGAAGGCATCCGGCTCCGCGAGAATGTGCGTCTTAATCTTTTTGAGCAGGCTCACGTTCATCGTCGGCTCCCGCCCTTCGCCTGGGCGCGCACGAACAGTGATGGCATCTGGCCGGTTCTGACCCGGCTCGGACCTTTGGGCATCTTCCTCTCGGCTTTCGCCGCCGTTGTGTGGCCCGACGATTTCGCCGCGTGGCCTGAGAATCAACAACCGACTGGCTACGGTCTCATTCAGGACGCACTCGGTTCCGCCTTCAGGGCGTGTCACCATCCACGCCGCAGATGCCGTGCTCGTTCATCGTCGTGGCCCCTTCGCCTGGGCGCGCCGCTGGGCCATGTCCCCCTGTAACTGCTCAAGGGCTTTCGCGTGCGCGACGTCCACGCGTCGCTGCCACCGATCTTGCATCCAATCGAGCGTGTAGGTGATCGCCAGGAGCGCGAGCGCGATCCCGCCGATGATCAAGATCCAATTCGCGGCGTTGATCGCTTCCGTGGAGGTCGGCCAGACATGACTCATACAGTTTTCTCGCGTTCCGCGATCATGGCGTCGGCGATCTCGTAAGCCACGCGAATCATCCGGCCGATCAGGGTTAGCGCCTGCCCGGCGAAGTAGTCCCGTAGCGACATGCCGTTGTGCCGATGCGGCAACGCATGATCTGGAAACGCCGGCCCGCCGTCGGCATTGAGCCGCTTCAACGTGTCGGCCTGAATCTGTTCGGCGGTGCGATAGCTCACGCGATCCTCTTGATGGTGATGGCGGTGCTCACGTCCACCTGTCGTAACCGCTGTTTGGCAATCGCGAGGATCAATTCGATCCAGAACTCATCCGACAGATCCCACAACCGATGAAAGCTGAGATGGTCCACGCTCTTGAGCCCACGTAACACCAACGAATGACTGATGCCCATGTCGGCGGCCATCGCCTTCGCTTCTAGGCGAACAATGCCGCGCGCCATATCGAGGACTTCGCCCGCCGTCGGGTTCAATTTCCGAACCGGCGTTTCGCCACGGCGGAGTTCCGCCTTCGCATTGCGAAGTGGAATCTCGGCGAGCCGCTCGTTACCC